ACTGCCTTGATTAAAATTTGTTTATTCATTATTCTTCCTCTAGGAAATTTTCTAGACCCTTTTTCTTCTTGGAGTTCTCTTTCTTCTCCTTAACATTAGATTCATACTGCTCAATAAATTCATACAGATTATCATAAATTTGAATTTGGTTTATTGTGCCATCACCGAGTTCTAATAACTCTTCTTCATCAAGAATCCCAAAATTCTCGGTGGCTTTATATTTCACATATTGTTGTTTCTTTTCTTTTGCTATTCTTCTTACAAAAGCATACCAACAAATTTGGGTAAAATATGCAAATGGATTTGTTGACTTTGCCGGATCAAAATTCTCAAAATACATCAAACAATTTTCTATAGCATCCGAAACCATTTCGTCCTTATACGTATAACAGCAAAAATTAGGACGTTTCGCCAGATTCATAGCAATCTTTAAGAAACATTCACCAATATAATTGGGAATCCGGGGTTTCTTTTGTCCCGCGCTTTTAGAAACGTCCAAAGCGGTTTTATATTCGACAAGAGCTTTTAAAAAATCGTCATTATTAATATATTGTGTTGTAGTTTTCAATTTATTCTCCTAATAATCCTACTCATTGTATTATTATACCGCACTAATCGAAATAAGTAAAGGAAAAAATAATTCTTGACTTTTCCAAAAAATAGTAAGATAATAAGTATGTATTCAGTTGATGTACAATCTTTAATGCATCTTGTTTAAGCTCTTAGCATCCATACCTTCTAGCATAAGTTTTATATCTTTTTTATCTATTTCTGTCTTTTCTTCTTTTTCGAATTCGAAATCATTCAAGAAGTTAAGATAATATTCTTTAAAGTCTTGTTTTGGTTCTAACAGCAATAAAACCTCTGACAGAGGTAAAACTGCAAAGTTATTTTCCAACAAATTTAATGGTAGCCAGAAACTCAACATCATTTCTTGTGTATCTTCTTTAGTGTTGAAAGTTAAAAGAACATTCAACGGATACGTTAATCTGATGGTATCTGACTTTAAATCTTTTTCTACAAAAGAAATAATATCTTCTCCGCTTCTCAATCTTACAAATTTGATATGTCCCATAATTGTCTCTTTAAGAAAAATCTACATTAATAATTTTATAATCAAATTGTTCTTGATTATATGTTTTTATACGTTCTAAGAAATGAGAGAGTACAAAATTTTGATGTTTACCTACGCTTAGATTATCAACAATATCATATAGAGTTGCAACATCTTTTGATTCGTGAAGACGCAAAATTCTTCCTATTGATTGAAGATTTCTGATTCTAGATTTTCCTGAAATTGCAGAAATAATATTATGAAGATTTTTAATTGACACTCCAGTGCTCATTGTACCATAACTCGCTACGATAATAGCATTTAATTCCGATTCCATAATTTGACGAATCTTTTCTCTTTCGTCACCAGCAATGCCTCCGTGAATAAAATATACGTTTCTATTATTAAGATGTTTTGAATTTTTAATCATTTCGTATATTACTTTTCCGTGAGTTTCTACAAAATTAAATAGAATGATTGTATTTTTATCCAAAGAAAGAGATAGGTTTTTAATAAATGTATTTCTCTTGGTATTTGATACTAGATACTTTATCTCTTCTTGATATTTGAATTTTTTAATTGCTTTGCAAGTTTCTTTATCATATTTTAATACCAGACATTTGATATTAAATGCTGCAACTTGTTTTCTATCTATTAGTTCTTTTGTAGTTATCAGTTTATTAATAGGACCAAATAATCCAATTAATGTTTTTTCATTAACTTTTAAATTATCTAAAGTTCCTGTTAATCCTATTCTATAAGAAGCGTTAGTACATCTTTCTAATATACCAGTCAAAGAAGTAGCTTTGGCTGTATGAACTTCATCTGTAATAACAAAATCATATTGAGTAAAAAAGTTATTTTCTTTTATAGTATGAAGCGATTGCCATGTAGAAATAGTTATAATCTTGCTTGCATTTTTATCCTGTCCTTGATATATTTTATGGACATGTTTATCGCAATCCCAACAATTAAAATGAGAATAATCTTGAAAATCCGAATATAATTGATGAACTAATGATATACTAGGAACTATAATAAGTCCTTTTAATCCAGAATCAGACAAAAATTTGGCAATAAGATATATCGTAAGAGATTTGCCAGAAGAGGTCGGACTTAATATCAATTGTCTTTTATTGGAAACAGCATCAACAAATCCTTTTATTTGATAATCTCTAGGCTCTATTTCTTGTCCTTTTGATGATGGTTTTGTATTTTTTATGAAGTTTTCTGCGTCGAGTTCTAATCGTTTGGATTTTAAATTATCGGAAATTTCATAAGTATAGTCTCTGCTTTTACAGAAAGCAATTACCTGATTAAATAATCCAAAATATAGTTCTCCCCTATTTTTAGATGTTAATCTCAATAGTCTTAACTTCCCATCCCACATCTTAGCTCTATATTTTGGATGATATTTATAACCTTCCGCATAAAATGTAAATACATCTTGTAATTCATATAGAGTTGATTGTTCTCCGGAAACTATTATATAACTCTCATTTTTCTTTTCTATATGTAAATCAGCCATCATGCACCCGATAAAAATTTCTCATAATCAACCAAGGTTTTAAGTTGCCAAGTCCTTGATTTGAGTTCGTTTAAAATAGATTCACAGGTAGAAATGACCTGATCGTGATATATCTTTTTTTGGAGGAGTTTGATTAGAATTTCATCACAATTCAAATATTTTTCTAACCCAGTTTTTGTGACATGAAGATCAAATTGTTCCCATCCATATTCTTCTAGTGATTCTTGATCTAGTTGTCCAAGGTAATATTCAGAGCGAATATTTTTCATTTTATCGTAATCGAATTTGGCTTTAAAAGAAGCCATTTTGTGTTCATTAAGATACTTAATATATTTGGCATGTAATTTTGGAATGCCAATCAATTCAAGTTTTATCTTTCCTTCATCAATAACACAATCTTGCGCCCATTCTTCAAGCAATTGTTCCAGTTTTATCATAATATAGTCTCATAATTTAAATACGTTCAAAGTTATATAGTTGATATTTAAACGACGCTTTTGCAGTTAAAATATCATCTGCGCTTTGTGCCGAACTCATAGTTATTCCGGATAACGAAACCGGAAAAACATCTACAAATTTAACATTGGTTTTAAAATTATTTAGTGCCGTTAATGTAGACATATATGCATCCGAATATTGAGGAGTCATAGATTTCATAGTAATTATAGACTCTCTATTCAAGGTTTTATATTCCTCAAAAGAACACGGAAAAGAATATTTTCTAATCCAATCATGAATCACTTGCCATGACCAAAGTTCCTCGTCTACAATGAATTCGATATCCAATGTTTCATAAATTGCTTTATCTCCGGGTCTATACAAATCTACAAATGGTGTAGATTGTGTTACTGGCGTAGATGATATTCCCGGAATATTGACAGATCTGCAGAAATAAGTTACACTACTAATTCTCGGAAAAATAATCTGAAACTTTGTAGATTGTAAATAATTCGAATTCGATGGATTTCTGGTTAATGCTGACATATTATTTTTATAGGTAAATAAAGTAGTATTTATAAATAGATATAGGTCGCGGGACGGCAATCCCCACCTATTCTAATACTAAACAGGAGTATCAGCATGATTATTTATAAGCTCATTTCGCCATCCGGTAAAATCTATATCGGACAAACAAAATCCGATCTTGATAAAAGATTCGTGCAACATATAAACTCTTGGAAACGATGGACAACGAATAAATCGAAAAAAGGAGTATGTACAAAACTTTTCTATGGATTTGATTCTTATGATCCCGAATCTTGGATAAAAGAAATTATATACGAAACAAACTCAAAAGAAGAATTAGATACAAAAGAAATATATTTTATTGAATTATTTGATTCTATACAAAATGGATATAACATAACCAAAGGCGGAAATGGAAGAAAAGTTGATTTCTTAGATGAAGATCATAAACAAAATATATCAGACTCAAGAAAAGAATATTTCGATACAGAAGAAGGAAAAGAATGGAAACGAATTGCTTCCAAAAGAAATTTGGGAGCAAATAATCCTATGTACGGAAAACAATTTTCGCATTCGGAAGAAACTAAAAATAAAATGAGCCAAAATTCCAAAGGGAAAAACAAAGGCAAAATTCCTTGGAATAAAGATAAAACCGGAATATATTCGGAAGAAAGTTTGAAAAAGAATTCCCATAGTGCTAAAGAAAATCATAAAAAAGGAATATATTCTCATATTGATAGAAGTCTTAATATGAAAGGAAAATCCCAATCAGATTACCAAAAACGAAGAGCATCGGAAACCAAGTCAAAAAGTTGGGAACTAATTGATTCTGAAAATAATATATTCGTCATAAAAAGTCTTAGGAAATTTTGTATTGAGAGAGGATTTGATCCCGGAAATATGAGTAAAAATCGGGTTAAAGGTTGGAAATGCAGAAAACTTGAAGAATAAAAAGGGGTCCGAAGACCCCTTTATAATAACGTAAGTTATTGATTTAAATCACATAATATTGCGAACGGCAAAGATTCTGTAATAAACGTTCTTACGAGCAGTTAGTCTACCTTGACCAACATCTAGACCTTCCGCAAATGGGTTTGCAACCATTCCGTAACGAGTCTTGAAGCCAATCTTAGGTTGGAAAGTAGCTGGATCAACTGCACGAACCATTTGTAGAGGAACGTATGGGCAGTAGAATAGACCAGCATCATAAGGGGAAGTACCCTTATAACCAACTGTAACTAGTTCAGTACCAGCAGACATACCGCCGAAGTAAGGATCGATATAGACCTTAATACGACCATGTAGCATACCAGCATAGGTGTTACCAGTATCGTCAACTTGTAGATCAGCAGATAGTGCTGGGGTGTATTGTAGAACACCAGCCATAGCTAGAGCGGAAGCTACGTCAGAAGAAACGATAAGGATATTACCTTTCCCTCTACGAGTTTCTTTTGCAATTGCGTTGGCTTCTCTTTCGATATGATAGATTAGACCTTTGAAACGTTCAACGGACCAACGACCATTAGAGTCGGTATCTAGATCGAACACACCAGGAGTTACAGTACCCCATTGAGCACCAGGCTTTGCAACTTGGTAAATGGTACGGATAACTTCACGGTTGATTTCAGCAAGAATTTCTGTAGAAAGAATATTGCTTAGTTCGGTTTCTGCATCTAGACCATGAATTGCTTTTAGGTCTTGTGCTAGTTCGATTGAATATTCAGCCTTTAACGCACGAGTGTTAGCTGTTACAGTAACCTTGTCGATTGTAACTGCCATGTTTGCAGGTTCAATACCTTCACCAGTAGCAGTAGACATTCCTTTACCAGAAGTAAAGATATCGGTATTAGCGATATTAGCAACTGGGTTATTGGAAGTGTCAGAATCGTAACCACGACCGATAATACCAGAGAAAATGGTATTAGCTTCGTTGTAGAATGCTTCGTTATTGTTTTGTGAAGTATAACGTGAACGTAGAGCAAAGATTAGTCCAGTAGGACCAGTCATTGGCTGTACACCAGCAACATCATACGCAATTAGGTTAGGAAGCGAACGACGAACTAGACTGATTAGAATAGGATCGAAGTTTTGGATTCCACCAGCAACGTTAGTTGGTGCGGTTTCGTTAATGGCCTGACGTTCAGCATCCATAGCTTTTTGTTGGTTCTCAAGAACCATAGCTGTGACTGCCTTCTTGTAGGGGTCTTTAATTGGGTCTAGTTCTGGATGTTCCAGAATTGGACTCCACTTGTTTACAACTTCTTCTTCGTTTAAATACATTGTAGGTTTCTCCTTAATAAAATATTATTTAATATTTATAAAAAATTAAAATTTAGCGAGTCTAGTAATCTTGTTAACATAAGATTCGATTAAGGGATCGACTACTTTAGTCGTATTGTCTTCATCGATTTCAATCATGTCGTTTAAAGAATCTGTAGATGCTGTTCTGATTTCTGTTGGGAAATAGCTTTCCTTGATAGAAACTAATTTTTCTGAAAAATCTTCTTCAGAAACGAACTCAACATTCTTAGCTAGTGCTCTAACTTTCTCAGCTTGAGATAGTGTTAGACCTTCACATGCTAGATGAACTACTTCTTCTTTTCTGTGTTCGGATAGAGACTTCTTTAGATCAATATTCTTTAGATGTTGTTCATTGATTTGATCTTCTAGCTCTTCAACGCGATCAGCTAGTTGTTCAACGATATCAACTTTATCTTCTGGAATATCAATATAATGTTCTACGAACACATTCTTTAATGCTCCGATGAAATCTTCTACGATCTCAGAACGAAGTCCTTTTTCGATAGCTAATTCATTTTCAGCCATCCAATTTTCAACAACGTAGTCTAGGTAAGAATCTAGCTTAGATGCAAAATCTTCCTTAACTACTTCTAGAGTTTCTTCAAACTCAGCAATATACTTTTCTTCTAGTTCAGAAGCGATTTCTTCAACACGAGCTTCAACAGCCGCTTCGAAGATCATAGAAGCCTTTTCTTTGAATTCTTCAGAAAGGTTTTCGCCAGAAAGCATGGCATCAACGTCTTCTTTAACCTTCATTTTCATTTCGTCTTTCTTTGCTTTTTTTGCTTTCTTATTTTCTTCTTCGTCTTCGTCTTCATCGTCATAGGAATCGCAACTGTCGCCTTCCATGATTCTTACTGCTTCGTCTTTATCGCAACCATATTTTTCCATGAAAGATTCATCTTCCATATTTTCTAAGTCTTCCATAACTTCTTCAATGGTAGCTT